CGATTAGATGAATTAAACCAAAACAGTAGAAACCAAATCCTGGGATATATCCGTAGTGCACAAAGTGTTGGCGTTTAGATTTTAATTTATCATCTGGATTCCAATTACGACGAATAGCTAATATAGTACCCGTACCTTTTTCAATTGTTATTACATAGGGTAGTGCAATACCATCTTCACTGTCACCATTTTCTAAATCAAGATTGACGTGCATCTCTAAGATTTTATATCTGTCATCTTCTGTAGGATTAAAGCCTAGCTTCTCTGCAATTTTCTTTTCAGCTTCATCGATATCTAAGAATGGTTCACCTAAATCTACGTCACGATAAAAACCTGCAACTTGTAATCTATGTAATTCATTTTTTGTTTTACGCATGACATGTGTGACACGCTCTGCTGTTTCTAAATTAGATGCGCCGTATGGAACTACGATATCTTCAGCAGGAACATACATCGACACTTGACGTTCAATGTTAGGATCGTAATAAACTTTTTTAAATGAGTTACCGGATAAACCTAGTCCCCATAACATGCGTTCATGCTCAGGTCTATACTCAGGCATCATGTCCGTGAGTTGATAATTCATATCGTCTTTTACACGCTCGGCAGCATCTTCTTTTTCTTTTGTTTGCTTACCGATAATTACTGTTTTAACTGGGCCTGCCGCTGGAAATGTCTCCATCATAGTTTCAGCTTGGAATTTAACCAGCGCTTCTGTCATTAAGGGGTGGTACACATTGCATGCCCCAGGCCACGGTTCTGTTCTGTCTTCTACTTTCAAGCCTAATAGCTCTAAACCATCTACATAAGTAGTTAACCAATCTTTTCTAGAATTAATATCGGCGTCGTATTCACCAATTAAATCACCTGACAACTCAGTCAACTGACCTTCATCCATATCTTCTGCTAAGTTAGCATTAAACTCATCTTCTTTTTCTTTACCTGGAACGATTGTAATTTCCATACTACCATCATCAAGCGTTACACTCTCAGGGTTTTCAATTTCAATACTTAAATCAGGTTGACCCATTGCTAATTCTTCTAGGCCTTGAGGTGCTTGTGCTAAACTTTTATCTATATTGTCTGCCATAATTAATCCTTATATTGCATATAATCTGTTTCGAGAACTTCTAAACCCTGGTATATCTTCAGGTTCATCGCTTGGTAATCTAATAAATCCACCTTGTCTAAATCTCATTAATGCAAGTGTTGTACTATCTACAAGGTCATCATTAGCACCACTTGGAAAATCGTTACATTCTTCTATTACTTCTTTAGCCCATCGTCTATCAGGCGCCCATACAATCCCACTTCTGAACAAATCTGAAACTGCATTAACTCTTGAAATCTTGTCTTGCCCTTTACCTGGTGTGAATTCACCTACAGGAATACCCATACGTCTAAATTCTTGGTATAAGGCTGCACCGTTAGATTTTTTTTCTACTAAAAACGAGTCAGGTTCCCACTCTTTATACTCTTGAATACATTTTTCTTTGAGTTCAGGAAACTCTAGTCGTTCTTTGATTGAATTTAACAGTATTATATTATAGTTATTCGTTTCTTCGTTAAAAAAGACGCCCCAAGTGGTGAGCGCGTTGTAGTCCGCTCTATTATTGGCCTCCTGGGCAGCATCTAAACTCATAATTGTAAATTCACAACTTGGCGGATCTTCTTCTTCCCATATTTTCCACCATTCTCTTTTTATTAACGCACCTTCTTCTGATACTGGATTTTGTAAGTACTGTGAATTCCAATAACGTACATCTAATGCAGCTTTCTTACTTAATAACTCTTCTAAACTCCAGAACTCAGGCCATAATGGTTTCTCAATTCCTTCTTTATCCTCAATAATTGCAGGGAACTCTACTACTTCCCACTGATCTACTTCTTCATTCTTAACCATCTGGTTCACAATCTGACCTGTCAGATCAAGTTTAGACCAACGTGTCATCACTACAATAATCGCACCGCCCGGCATAAGACGCTGTAATGGACCAGACTGAAACCACTCCCAAGCAGGCAAAAAAACATCCGCGCGTCCCAACTTGGCGTCTTGTTCGGAGTGTGGATCATCAATGATAAACAAATCAGCCCCGCGACCAGCGAGGGCACCACCAACACCAATTGCAAAATATTCCCCATTAAAGTTTGTTCCCCATCTTGATGCCGATTTACTGTCAGCTTGTAATTCTACCGTCGGAAATATGTCTTTATACGCATCCGAGCCCACCAGATTACGGACACGACGACCAAAACCAACCGCCAGATCAGCTGTGTGAGACGCCATAATAACCTTTTTGTGAGGAAATTTACCGAGGAACCATGCAGGCGCAAGATATGAAATAAGCTCTGACTTACCATGTCTCGGTGCAATGTTAACAATAACTCGTTTCTTCTTTCCCGCAGCAATATCTTCAAATATCTTAGCCAACCTCGCATGATGCGCTCCTACCATATAACCTGGGTACACATGTTGTATGAATTCTAAAAAACTTGTACTACCTACGTCTTGTACTATCTTACCATCTGTCAGTTCTAACAGTGCATCAACCTCTTTCGCTTCTGCTTCTGCTAAATGTTGCTTGTGTGCTCCTAAGAACCTAATGAGGGATAGTACACGTTTCTCTTGTTCTTTACTTTCTTCAGATGTTAGCTTTTTTTGATTACTAGTCATATTACCAAACCCATGTAATAGAAGAGTATCGAGTCCCTCTAGTTACATTATTAACTTTATGTGGGTATAAAAAATTAGATGGGAATACAATAACTTCACCTTGATTTAGCCTAATAACATCTTTATTAATTACTAATTCTCCACCTTCGTAGTCATCATTTAGCCCTGCAATTACGGATAGTATTGGTATACCTTTCCTAGTACCGTCAAACATCTCATGTATGTGGTCGCAATGAAGCACCATTTCATTCCCCTCTACATACTTAATATATTTAGGGGTTGTATATCCTTGCCAACCATGAAAATAAGAACTTTTAAAATCTTTTAATATATATTGTTCTATTGCGCCCCAAAAATGTTTCATCATTACTTCATTAGATGGTATCGCTTCATAATATACTGAAGGCTCATTATTATGTTTTATATGCCCTCCGTCTCTTGCTGTATAAAAATTGTGTTCTTCCCAATCTACCTCTTTTAATTCTTCGATGAACTGTCTGCAATCTTTTTTAGGTATCTGATTATATATTTTTATAAAGTCTTTTAATTGTTTATTCTTCATCTTTTACAATTTCTGCATCGATCACTTCAGAGTCTTTAACGTCCAGTCGTTTTTGTAGTTTAGTTACAAGTGTTTGTAGTCTACTCTCTATATCATCCATCGACATACTTTTATGAACCACTTCAGTATGTTTTTTAAACGCATCCACGCCATCTACCTCACCTATGGCACGTAACGCTGTAATTCTTTCTTTAGCTTTGTCTGACATCGTTGCTTCCTTAATGAGTCCGTTAATTACAAACGTCTTTAGGTCTTTTAAGTCATCTACTACCTGTGCATCTAACTCTGCTACCATGCCTGCAAGTGCTGCAAGTGTATTGTTTTTATACTTTCTTATATTTAGTTTCTTCTCAGGCTCTTTAATGATAGTCTTTATCACCGTTTTGGCCTCATCTATGTCCTCTTGCGTAGCTTGAATACGCTGTCCGGTTAAGTCTGAGATAAGTTTGATAGTGTTTCCTACCATTTCTATCTCTTGTTCATTAGTTAAAGGCGGTAATGCATCTCGTGCATGGGGTGGAATAGGTTGATTTTGTTCAATAGGGGGTACAAGAACGACATCTACGTCGCTAAAGTCTTGATTTTCTTGAATTTCTTGTGTTTGCATGGGTTGCTGTGTCACCTATGAGTTTATTTTTGCAGCTAATTTGACTATTTTATACTAGTTTGTCATTTAGTCGCAACTTTTTTAAGTATAATATGTTTTTAAGGGGTGTTTTATGGCAAAAACCACGTTAACTAAGAAGAACTTAGAGATACTCTATAACATGGCGTGTCAGATGGCACCTTTTAATACCCTTCCTATGCCTAAGTCTTCTAAAGTTAAGTTCCGTGTTATTAAAAATCCTACTATATATGGTTGTTTTGACGAAGTAGACATGGCAATTGAAATAAGTTCTGGTTCTTGTGGGCACTTCATTACTATCTTCCAAACCCTTCTTCATGAAATGGTACACCTAGCTCTCTACGTTCGAGGCGATGATGACTTCGATCAACACGGGGCTAAATTCATGCGTATTAAAGACGTCTACTCCGAGTTATACAACTTCGATCCTAAAGCAATCTAGTTTTCATTCGTTTTACCCTTTTTCTCCTTTTGAATGAAACTTTTGAATTTTTTTGTAGAAATTTTTTTATATGTCAAGTTTATAAAGCAAGGGGGTGGGTTTTGTAAATTGAGTGATTATTTGTGCATATCTTAGAGAGATACACGGCGCATGGGACCCAAAGCGTTTTGGGGTGGTGGGGTATAGGTGGGGTCGTAACTTTACATATCTTTCAACCTATGAGATAAAGTATCTAACAAAGCAATCAAGCTTTGTATTAACCAGGAGATATATATGCGTTCATTGATTAGATTCTTAGAAGGTTTAGTAATGTTAATGATTGGTGGCATTGCATTGTTTTATATCCACACACCAACAGGTGCGGCATTGTGTGTAGTAGCTGCATGTATGTACTTTTATCTATCACTAACAGAGGAGAACTAAGATGTATACAACACAACTAGATTTATTCCCTACAACATTAGGGCAAGCAAGACATAACAAGCTCGTTGACTTCCTAGGTTTAATGGAGGATGACTTATGGAACAACTCAGATGTAACAGAGCCGTCGTTTGATATAGCTTATGAAATCATTAATGAGGTAAGAAGGAGAATGTTAGAAGGTAAGATAGTAGAAGTATTATAACCACGAGGGGGAGCCTAGCTCCCCTTTCTTTTTCGCCTAGCGAATTGATACCAGTTATGTGTCGTCGCGGACGTTTTGAGCGCGGTCGCATGGTCGTTATATAGTCATTCACTAGGCCCTGAAACTTTACATATCTTATCAGGTATGAGATAAAACAATC